AATTCTTACTCGCTTAACTGCGAGTTTAGATACTGTCTGCTCCCCTACCACTGGAGCAGGAGTAACGTACATTGTTTCGAGCACTTTCTTAACCTCGTCATCGTTAAGTATTCTATCAATCTCGCCGGCAATCTGTTCTTTTGTAACATTTTCAGGCACGTTGAGCATCTTCTTTACTAGTACCTGGGCCATTTCTCCTACTACTTTCTCCTTCAATACTTCATCAATCAGCTTTTCACGTTCAGCAGCTGCTTTCTCATCCAAGGCTTTCCTCGCCTCGGTAGCTACCTGCAGCACGTCCATTTCTCCAGTAACTCCCAATACCTCTTTTACCTTGCCCAAGGTTTCCACTGCGCCGGTGACTTCTTTTGACCATTCAGCATCAATCTCCCCGGCAATATCTTGGGCCTTCCAGCCCATCTCACCTGCTATCTGGCCAAGAGTAACTTCTTTACTGGCCAGCATCTGTTTAAGTTGCGCAACAATTTCCTTCCAACTCATTGGGTTTTCTCCACCTCCACTTAAAATTTCATCCATTTCTCCAATAGCAACAATCGATGTCGGCATACCAGCACGGCCTAACGGTGTCCAGTCAATGGATAGGGGTTTATAGTCCACCACGTGTGTTTCGCCGCCCACCTGCTGCAGTTTTGGTGCACCGAAAATGCTCACTGTCCGGACAGTCTTGGCCTTGATCCAGCGCTTCAGATCCTTAGCGGCAGCATCCACTACGCCCCGGAAGTATGCCTTTCCATCCCTCCAGAGAGCACCAACCCAATGCGTCACCGGTGTCGGAAACTGATGGTCCACTTCTTCCGGCTTTTGGTGTCCTAGAAACCCAGGCAACCCTTGACTCATCACTTCTCCAACAATCTTCTGCAAAGCTTCAGGTCTATAATTCCAGCCCCGTTTTGACTTGCCGGCAGGGATTTCTACCACAACCTCCATCGGTTCTGGGTCCCCGGCTTTCAAGGCCTGAAGATCAACCCAAGGGGCTAGCGGTACGTCTTCTACTTTCATTTCTCCAGATATGACAGCTTGCACAGAAGCCATTTCGCCAGCAAACTCAGCCAAAGACTCCGGCGGTTCAAGCTCAAGCTCCATATAATGTCTCAGCAGGTGTCTTGCCGCCTGGTGCTTTTGCTGTGGCGTAAGATTAGGCTCTGCACGTGCGCCAGCCAAAGCAACAGCTGCTGTTACTAAGCCATTGCGATTTAAGACTACTGTACCATCTTCTTTAACCTCATGGTGCGGCCCCCAGCAGTCAGCCTGGGTCAAGTCTTTATTAATTTCAGCTTTAACTACGGCATAAACCTCCCGAATTGCCGCAGTGACGCCTTCGGCTTCTTCCTCCAAGCCCTGCTTAAGCAGCTGCCAAATGCGGCTCTTGTCCACATCGCTCCAGGGCTTGTTGCTAGCCACCGACTTATCTATTCTGAACGAAGCAGGCACCACTAGTTCACCTCCTTTCAAAATGGTGCAATAAAAGCGCCTCGGCCTTAGCCTCAGCGCTTGTTAACGTATTGACCGGTCTTTAAGTCTCGCACCACCAGCTTTTGATGCCTGGAATGAATCTCAATTCGCTTTGAGGCGGGATTTTCGTAAACCCGAACTGGCTGATTTTGATTTTGATTTTGTTTCTCCTCCATCGCCCTCTTTCCTTTCATTCAGGCATTTGTTTAGGTATTCGTTTTGGACAGGGTTCTTCGTTGTAGCGGTATTTTTTGAATTTTGTCCCGAATTCTGCGCAAGTAGCATAATCCAAAGCGTTCTTGCAATACGCACACTGCGAAAATTCAGCCGTGACCTCGCCTTTCTCCCATCTGAATCTAACAGATCTGTCCTCAGTCATTGTATCACCTCGCTCAATTTTTTTTCTTTCTAACCATATTACACCCTTTGTAATAAAGTTATTCGACTGGAATAACGTGGAGTATCAAGTTTTTCCCCCAATAGTAAACTCCGCCTACCTCTCCTACCTCTCCTACCTCTACATCCAACACCCTAAATTTTTGCCCAGGGGCAAACAGATACTCCCTTTCCCTTTGGTGTTCGGATATTTCTTCCAGGAATAACCCGCCCTTGAAACCTTTGGGCGCGTGAATCCGTATCTCCAAACCCTTTTCATAAGCAAATACATCTTGGCGATAGGAAGTACTCAAAAATCCTTTGTCTTGTATTGGTGAGCCAATCAATAGATTCTTCAGTTCTTGTATCTTACTAGTATTACCATTCACTATTATGTCCTCTGCAATTTTCCTTACTTCTGGATTGTAGAGATGTTCTAATGTCCCCAACTTGTCATGACGGTAGAATATCGTGTTTTGGCTCAATGGACTTGCTTTTTTGATAAGGTTGATTAAAGTTTCAATCCCTTTCTTGATTTCTCTCTTAACCGTCTTCCCTATTTCGGGAAACCTCAAGGCTCGGTTGAATTGCTTATAGCCTTCCAAGCCGGTATAATACTTTACTACTTGTTGTTCCTCAGGGGTAGCCTCATGTACCAAGAGATGACTATGCTTTTCTATGTCTTCAATTATACTAATCAAACCGTAATCATATGGCCGGTATTTTTTATACAAATCCTCGAAATCGTCCAGATTGATTATATCCTCTTCGGCTATCTTCTCCATAACCTCTGCCGCGGTTTTGGCTACTGATTCGGCGGCTTCTTGAGACGCCTTGGGTAATTTCGCCTTGCCCGCTCCAGGCTTGTGTATATTTTGATACCACTGTTCTAACTCTGGTTTACTTTCGGGGTTTTCGGCCCATCTCTTCAACTTCTCAACAAACTTCTCCGGTTCTTCATGTATTGGTACCAAAGCACAAAGGCAGCTTGGATGAGCTGGATAAGGTGGTTCATTCCCCAGGGAGTATACACCTCGGCCAAGGCCTTCATCATGCGCCGCCAACGCATCGCAAATATCGGCTACAGGGTGACTATGAGATAGCACCCACTTCATGCCAATATAACTTGGGCTAACCCGCGCGGCTGCTATTGTTCCCTCCCCAAAGGCCGCAGTCATCTCTGTTCTGGCCAGCCTTAAAGCTTCGTAACAGATGTCCCCGGGAACACGCCCTTTCATCCGTTTCATCATATTAGGATAATCCTTAGCTAGAGTTTGCGCTCCTTGCCTGACATATTGCTGAATCATTCTAGCGGTGGTCACTGCGTCCTGTCCAATTGCAACGGATTCTTGAATTAAATCCCTCATTGTGGTGCGGTATTTTTCGCCTTGCTCCCAAATCCTGTCCGATAAATAAAGTCCATTTCTCGTTCTAGCCCAAATTGCTTCAACAGCTTGTTTATTGGCCCTGCTGAACAATTTTCTTATCCCGGAAGTCTTCAACCCCACTTGGTCAAATAGATTCAATACAACACCTTGAGTGTATCCTACCCCAGCCTTTGCAGCTGAATCAATATAGTCAACAAATGCTTCAGTCAAACCTTTCTGAATTAGCTCAGCCTCGGCCCTCAAGGATTTTTCCAACTCTTTGAGATGTTTCTTTCGTATTTGGCCCGAAACTGTAGTTGTTCCAATTTGTTGCAATTCCTTGGCAATCCTATTGGCCGAACGAATATAAAGGTCTACAATCCCCTTGTCTTGCCTTAAGCGTAATTGGATATATTGCTTTCGTGCAGCTAATGCCCATTTCTGGTAATCACCAGCGGCCTTCTTGATTTCGACTATCTCCTTGGCCATCGGCTATCATCCCTCATTGCTTTGATTCGGAGCTTGCTCCTGATTCTGGTTTGATTTCAATACCTTTTCTATATCCCGCAATTGGTCAAATAATCCCTCGGTATCTTCCAAACGACTTCTCAAATACCACGATTTAATAATCCTTTCTCTTTCACCGGGCAGTTCCGGGTCATCGGTAGCGTATTCCTGCATGGTGTCAATGTACTGAGCCAACAGGTTCACAGCAGCATCCAGACTAATAAATCCACCCATAAGGGCAATATTAAGTGCGTTCACCAAGGTGTTGATGGTATCTGCATACTCTTTTTCATCCCGCTCGATGATGGCATCCCACGTTATTTCCACTTCGTAGCTCTCAAATCTCTTACCGGTGATCTTGCTATACATAACCAAGAGCATCCGGGCTAAAGTCTGCCAGCATTCCGTCACCATTTCACGTTTTCTCGCTACCCGGCGAATGAGCAAAGGCATCTGTTCTTTTACACTGGCGTGACTGCTGGGTGTGTGCACTCCAAAGGCGAATTCCGGTACCTCGGAAACATCAACAATGCAATAAAAGAGAAGCTTCAGTAAAGCCTCTGCATCACCAATTGCTGACTGAGCCTCGATAAAGCTGGCATCCTCTTCATCTGTGAAGATGAGTAACTCATGACCTTGAAGGTTTACGCTGACCTGTTCTCCTCTTCTAATCTGGTCCAGCACTTGCTGCCCAAAGTTGTTGATAATAAACCTTTCTACATCCACAAGTTTGAGCTTAAGACGTGGAATCGAGTGCATTTTACTACCCTGTATGGCATGAAGCATTACGTCATGGTAGGCCTTTAAATAGGGCTCTACCGCCTCCAGTTCACTCGCCCCAAAAAGCTCCGTTTCCTCGGGTTCGTTCTTGAAATGCACTATCGGAATAAACCCCCAAGGATTGGGTCGTTCCTCACTTATCAGGCCGGGTGGAGCATCGCCCTCCACCTTCACTGTAACTCTATCCGCCGCTATACGCTGGGTTACTTCATATTCCCGCTGTCCACTATCCCACTTGTTCCGAGCCTGAATGGTATATGCCACCGGCCTCCGAGTAAGAGGATCCACCTCTATGTCTGCAATCTGCTCCGGAGGAATTATGACGTACTCAATACGTGTATCGTCCTCCGGATGAAGAGGATCTTCTATAGCTAAATTTGCCAACATCACAAAGCAGTCTCCATCCCGCAGGCAAAGCTGATGGGTCCGCTGCATCCGGCTTACCCACCTTGCGGCGTGTTTTTTAAGGACCGCCTGGGCTTCCTCGTCCTCACAGTGGAAGCGCGGCACACCCATAAAGCCAGCCAGTGTATTTATTATTGGCTTAGAAAAGCCTGAGCCCAGCTTGTAATCGTCGTGGCTATTATGATACAACTGCCGCGCAAGTTCATAATCCACCCTGGTACTGTTCAGCACATAAGGCACATCCCAGCGCCCTGCAAGAATGGTGCCAAACTGTCCAAACAATCCTTGGCGCAGTTTTGATATTTCTCCTACAGCTTTTTTAAGCCAATTAGTTCTAGCCATAGATTTTCGCTCCCCTCAAAATACTTACCAGTTCCGTATCAAATCTTTTAACCGAAGGTGCAAAAGCCAACATGAGAGCATCGGCCTTGTCAGGACTGGGCAGCCCACGCTTTCGCATCTCCTCTTTACTTTCTATCTGAACACGTCCCCTACTATCAAATTTATACTTCAAACTTGCGAGCTGAGAAGCCAGTTCATCATCTGGGGGAATGGCAATATCGCCAACCTGAAATCTTTCTCGTAAGGCCCAGTACCATTCGGCCCTCTTATTAACGAACCGCTCTTTATCCTGGGCCGCTTCGCCAGCATTCATTTCCCGAACCGGGTAACGTTGCTCTTTTAGGCGGTCTGCCACGCCAGCCCCCAGACCGACTACATCTACCTTGGCAACCTTGGCCTCAGTTTCTCTTAAAGCATTAATAACTGCACCAGTAACTTCCATCGTGTCCTGGCCACGAAGCTGGGTAATAACTTCGGCTCTACTGCCCTGACGCGATATGATGACTGTGGTGTCAGTACCATAGCGGGCCACGTCTACACCCAACTCTATGGGTTCTCCAGGGGGAATCGTTTGCCACCTTTGCTGTGCCGTTTCAATCCAGGCAAGCGGAATAAGCGTATCATCGCCTTGTTCCGGGAATTCCCCCAGCACTCTGCTGTACCACAGCGGGTTATCTTCTCCCCACTTGAGCCGCTTCTCTTCTGCCCATTCCGGAGTAACCAAATAAGGCCGGACAATCTTTCCAACCTTAAGATTAGGACTATCAAACGCGCTAATGTGTATCTTGTGGTACAGGGGTGACCGAAAAGCATTGTAAAATTCACCGGAAAGCTGCGTTGGGTTTCCAATGAGCAGGAGCCTTGCCCCTGGGCTTGTAAGAAAACCTTCTGCCGCTTCAAATATGCGCTGATCAACACCGCTAGCCTCGTCCACTATCAGCAGGATATGCTCAGCGTGAAATCCTTGGAACCGCTCCGGCTTATCGGTCGATAACCCCAGGGCAAACCACTGTTTCCCGAGTTCAATCCGCGTTTGTAGAACCTTACCCCCAAGCGGATACTTTGAACTGGCATGTGCAGCTGCTATTTCTCGCCAAAGCAAGTTTTCCACCTGGGGCCATGTAGGAGCGGTTGTTATGACCTTGCTGTTTTTGTGGCAGTACAGAAACCACAAGGCCACCCAAGCTGCCACCCTGGTCTTTCCTACGCCATGACAGGCCCGAACAGCCACACGCCGATGGTCCCTAACTGCGTTCAGTATCTCCTCTTGCTTTTCCCAAGGATCTCCGCCTAACACTTTGCGCACGAAAAAGACTGGGTCTCTCTTCGCCCGGTCTAACACTAATCTTGCCTCTGCTTTAGTCATTTTCATCGGCCGCCGTCTGCACCAACTCCGCCCAAGTTGCTACGCCATCGGCCAAACGGCTTACTGGATCATCACCGATCAACTCCAGCTCTTGTTTTATGGCATCTGTTGCCATTTTGGTGGCCTTCTCCCAAAGAGTAGCCGCAGTATGAAAAGTCACAGTTCTTGTCTCGCCGTCAGCATTTTGGTATTCTTGCCCCGCCTCTATACTTAACAGCTGCTCAGCACGTAATTTGACCAGATTTAACAGCTCAAGATTATTGACAATCCTCGCCTTGCCCTCTGCCTTCCGCTGTTCATGGTTCTTTTTACGCTCTTCGTCCCAAGCCCGGCGAGCCTCAACCTTCAAGTCAAAGACCGCTTTCTTGTATCGGTGCAAAGTTGAAAGAGAGACGCCTAAATCACGGGCAATAGAGCGCAAACTTTCCCCCTTGGCAAGTCGGGCCTCAATTTCGTCAATGTGCGGTTGTAAAACTTCAAATGCTATAAAGCATCACCTGCCCCATCGTTCCAATATTCTAAGTTGTCTCAATCCGTTTTAAACCCCCTCACCTTTTAGGTGCAGACCGTATGACGTGCCGTGCAGAAATCTTTTCTTTTACCTGGTCGGCAACATATCCCCGAACGGCTCCTTATTATAAATATTCTTTTCCAATTTTATTATAACACAGGCCACCTAATTTTGTCAAGATATACATGACTCATCTATGACGTCAAGGAACGTGCACATTTTTGTACATCCTCTACACATCCTGCGCGCCTCTTTTGCTGGTACTTTCCAACCCGCTCACCCAACCCCGCACTAGAAACGCCACAAGGAAATTGTCAAATGGACCCCACACATGGCCATACACATATAGTTATGTGCACACTCTTTGCACATGACTGCACATCCTCTGCACATCAGAGCCGAGAGCCCGTGTCCGACACGGACTCTTTTAGTGTGCAAAGTCCTGTGCGCGCTTTGACCGGTGCGAATGTGCTGTGTGTGCGTGCAACCCCCCTTTTAGGGGTTGCACGCACGCACGCACGCACACAGCTCGCACAGAGCAACAGAAACGTCAATTAAATACTTGACAAACAAATATGCTCTGTGATAAAATAAAATTAGAAGAACAAACAAAGGAGGAAAAGTGGAAAATATGGAAGTCAATCAAATCATACACGGGGATTGCTTGCAAGTTCTCCACACCTTTCCAAGCAACACAGTTGACTCTGTGGTCACCGACCCTCCATACGGGTTATCGAAAGAGCCAGACATCCGCGAAGTCTTAGAAAAATGGCTCGCGGGTGAAGACTACACTCACCGGGGTGGTGGCTTCATGGGCAAGACGTGGGACTCTTTCGTTCCGGGTCCGTCCATTTGGCGAGAAGTATACCGTGTTTTGCAGC